AAAATAAATAAAACAATTTAAATATTAAGTTTAATAAAGGCAGTCAGAAGACTGTCTATTTATGCTATTTAAGGGTATTTTAAAAATAGCAGTGCGCAGAAAGCGCAGAATAGGGTATTTTAAAAATAGCAGTGCGCAGAAAGCGCAGAATAAAGAAAATTAAATAAAAAAAGGAAGTGAGTAAACAACATGGGCAGACAGAGAGAAAGCAAAGTTGATTATTGGTTGAGACCCGATAAAATAGAATTGTTAAAATGCTATGCGCGTGATTTTACACTTGCAGATATTGCGCGTAAGATTGGCATATCATATAAAGTTTTCTGTGAATGGCGCAAGAAGTACCCCGCAATAAATGACGCAATAGAAGAAGGTAAAGAAACTGTTGACTATCAAGTGGAAAATGCGCTATTAAAAACAGCGCTAGGCGGTTACGAGGTAAAAGAAGTTAAAACAATCATAAGCCCGCCCGATAAAAACGGAAATAGAAAAATAAGGGTCGAGAAAACAGTTAAAGAGATGCCACCTAATCCAACTGCTATTATGTGTTGGTTAAATAACAGAAAGCCCGACAACTGGAAGCGAAACCGAGACCAATTCAAAACAACAGAGGATAAAGAGAACAGTAATATTACAGTTAATATTATTCGTAAAGATGCGCAAAATGATGATAGTGAAGAATGGGAAGTAAACGCGCAAAAAAATAAAATAAATAGCGCAGACAAAAGTAAGTCTAAACAAAGCGCAAGCGCGCAGGACAGCACGGAAGAAGAATGGGATGCGCTAGAGTTGGACGATGAATAGCCTATGAATATAGTTAAGGAAGTAGCGGAAAGATTTAGCGATTTTGTTTTTGATTGGTATTATGAAACTTATTTATTGGTAGGCGGATATGGTAGCGGGAAAAGTTATCATATAGCGCTTAAGATTATATTGAAATGCCTACAGGAAAAGCGCAAAGTATTGGTAGTACGTGAAGTATATGATACACTAAGCGAATCATGCTATGACTTGTTTAAAGAAATTTTAAGCGGTATGAACCTTTTAGTAGAGGAAGAAAAGCGCGACACTAAAGCAAGAGTAAGAGCGTTAAAAGCGCCAATGGAATTTAGATTCCCTAACGGTTCGCGCATTATTTTTAAAGGAATGGATAAACCCGAAAAAGTAAAATCATTAAACGGTGTATCTATTGTATGGTTGGAAGAATGTAGCGAAATTAAATACGAGGGTTATAAAGAGTTATTAGGACGTATTAGAACCCCTAATGTGAGTATGCATTTTATTTTATCGTGTAACCCTGTAGGCAAAGAAAATTGGGTATATAGACATTTTTTTAAGAGTATAGACGAAAAAGGAAACGAGCATACTATACTTGATGATGAAGAGTTATATAAGAAAAGAACACTAATACATAACGGTGTATATTACCATCATAGTTTAATGGATGATAACCCTTATTTACCCGAGGGCTACAAAAAGCGATTAGAGGATATCAAGAACTATGATAAACCTTTATACCGTGTAGCGCGTTGGGGAAGGTTTGGCGCAAATGGTGTTAGAGTATTACCGCAATTTAGAATAGCAAGTAATGCGAAGACATTTAAAAATGCAGTCAACGCGCTAGGTGCTAAAAATATGTATTTTGGTTTTGACTTTGGTTTTGAGGAATCATTTAATGCGGTGATTAGTATGAGCGTAGATATTAAGCGCGGTTATTTATATATATGGGATGAAATATATATGAACCATGTTACAGACGATAAGTTTGCAAGTTATGAACCTATGCTTGAATTAAAACACCGCTTAGACGGTTATGCTACTCAAGGTATTTATAAGCAGATTATAGCGGATAATGAAGACCCTAAGGCAATCAGTTATTACAGACAAAAAGGGTATCAGATGCGCGCATGTAGAAATAAGTTTGCAGGGTCAAGATTAAGTAATACGCGTAAAATAAAGAGATTTAAAAAGATAATCTGTAGTCCAAAATGTAAGAACACTATTCGAGAATTAAGAGACCTTACGTATTTGAAGAAGCCGAACGGTGACACGGTTTATGATAAGTTCAATATAGACCCGCACTCATTTAAATATACCATATATAACTAGGTGAGTATAAAGCGATAGAAGAACGGGAAAGGCTGAAATGCAGACCCGAGCGGAAGTACTAGCGCGCATTAAAAGCGTTATTACACGCGCAACGCGTAGGGGTTGACGAAAGAATAACACCCCCAAGAGCCATTGCGATTATTTATGAAGAAGGAGCGCCAAAGATGTATTTAAGAAAAAAAGTTAATATGTTAGCGCAAGAGTATGAAAATGTATTAGATATTTATGAAGTGGATATTTACGGAAATGTTTATAGCGCAAACGGTATGGAGTTGAAACAGTTCAAGAAGAAAAACGGCTATTTGTGTGTAACACTTAAATTAAAAGGAAATAAAAGAAAATACAAAAAGTGCTATGTACATAGATTGGTTGGTTATGCTTTTGTAGAAGGTCATACAGAAGAAAGAAACGAGATAGACCATATAGACGCGAACAAACAGAATAACGTATGTAGTAATCTAAGATGGGTTAATAGACAAGAAAACATGAATAACCCATTGACGGTGCGCAAACTAAAAGAAGCGTGTCATTGTAAAGAATGCTATGTATATGATTTTAGATTAAACTATATAAGTAAATTTAAGAGTATAGCGGAAGCAGAAAAAGTGTTGAATATAAATTTCAGAGGTATAAACACAAGGTGTAAAGAGTATTACATACTAGATGATACAGATTTATCAAAGGTGTTGAAGATAAATAAAAAAAGCGGTTATGTTTCAGTAGTGATTACAGATATTGAAACACATAAGAAATTTTATTTTTATTCTAACAGACAAGCCCGCGTGTTTTTCAACAACAAAGTAAATATCACGCAAGCAATCCAAAAAAATTGGACTGTACAAGGAAGGTATAAAATACGTACTCTAAATTATAAAAAATTAATAGGTACGCTAGACATATAGAAAAAAACAACTATATGAGGTTTTGGATAAAAAGCCAAGACGATAAGTTAAAGTAGTGCTATATGGTATGCGCTAGATACCGTCACGGTTGCAGATTTAAAACAAAAAGACTTTAATTCTAAAGGCGGAAACAAATAAAATTATATTATATAAAGGAGTGATTTAATTATGTTTAAGAATTGTGTATTTAAGCCTAATGTTGACACGGTGAGGTGGTTAAAGGCTTCACTAGTTAGAGCAGTTAAGACAATGGCGCAAACAGCGGTAGCAGTTATTGGTACAGCAACAGTAATTGACGTTGTAGATTGGAAAATGGTAATTTCAAGCGCTATTGTTGCAGGCATCGTTTCTATTCTAACTTCTATTGGTGGTATTCCCGAAGTAGAAGAGGAATAAGCGGAAAATTATTATAACGTTGTGGTAGGACATACGCGCCTACCATGCTATTATCAGTGATAAGGAGTAACACAATGAAAGTTTTTATTTCCCAGCCTATGAGAGGGCTGGCGGAACGTGAAATTAAATTAAATAGAGCAAAGGCTATTGAAAACATTAAAAGATTATACGGTAATGATGTAGAAATTATTGATAACTATTTTGGCGGTAATGAAAAACCTTTATTTAAGTTAGGTAAGTCAATTGAATTATTATCAAAAGCAGATATTATTTATTTATGTAAAGGCTGGAACAAGGCGCGCGGTTGCAAGATTGAATATATGTGCGCGTCAGATTATGACATTAAAATTATTTTTGAGGAGGATTAATAAATGGAATTACAGGACACAATCGAACTAATGAACAGCGCTGAATATAAAGACAGATTAAAAGCTGAATACTGGCAGGCGAAAATCAGATATGACAAATTAGATGATATGACTGTCAAGTATGAGGCTCGCACTTTAACATTCATTCCTAAATGCTCATTAGAACTCTTAAAAGAGCAGAAAAAGTATTTAGGAAGTTATATTCGCATTCTAAAGATCAGAGCAGAAATTGAAGGAATTGAATTATAAGAAAGAAGGTATAAAGTATGATTATTAATGTACACGGTGGTCATTCTCTTAAATGCAGAGGAGCAAGTGGATTATTAGATGAAGTCAATGAAGACAGAGCGGTAAAAAACAAAGTAATTGAGTTGTTACGTGCAAATGGACATACAGTTTACGACTGTACAGATGACAACGGAAAAGACCAGAATTCAAATTTAAAAGCAATCGTTAATAAGTGCAATTCACACAAAGTAGATTTAGATATTTCAATCCATTTAAATGCAGGCGGTGGAACAGGCACAGAGGTATATGTATATAGTGATAGTTCTAAGGCTAAAGGATATGCGCAAAGAATCGTTAATAACATTTCTAAAACTTTAGGCATTAGAAACAGAGGCGTTAAAACATCTACAAAGTTATATGTGTTGAGAAAGACTAAATCTCCAGCACTTCTAATTGAATGCTGTTTTGTGGACAATGCAACAGATAAAGCAAACTGGAACGTTGAAAAATGCGCAAAGGCTATTGTTGATGGTGTATTGAATGCTACAGTAAATAATGTTATTCATACAGAAGCGCCAAAACCTACACCAGCACCAAAACCAACCGTAAATAACAATACAACTAAATTAAATTATGATGGTTGGGTAGCAAGACTACAGACAGAATTAAATAATCAGTTTCATAAAGGTTTAAACGTTGACGGTTTAAGAGGTTCTAAGACTTTAGACGCTTGTGTAACAGTTAAGCGCGGAGCAAAAGGAAACATCACAAGATTAATTCAGGAAAGATTAAACAGCGTAGGCTTTCATATTTCTACAGACGGTGTTTTTGGCGGTGGAACCGAGAACGCTGTTAAAGTATTTCAAAGAAACAGAGGATTAAGCGCAGATGGTATCGTAGGTAGAAACACATGGGAATGGTTATTAAGAGGAACTAGAAAATAAAAGGAGTGTTGAGGTATGTCTTTTAGTGAAGAGCAGAAAGCAACAACTACAGAAGTGTTGACAGCGTTTAACAGAATACCATACGCGTTAATTAATGCAGAGGTTGACGGGTCAGCAATGGACACTTTAAGCGAGTTGACGAAGATATGCGAATATTATAGAATATATAAGAAAGGTGCTAAGTTTAACGCAGAAGGAACAAACGGAGATTATGTACCTGCAAAATTAAATTATAAAATGTGCGCTTCACTAGTAAACAAAGAAGCCCGTTTCTTGTTTGCAGAACAGCCCGATATTGTGGTAGAGCCTAAAGGCGATTTGGGGAAGACAACACAGGAAATTAAAGACGCTATAACGCAGATGAACGATTTAGTTAAAACGGTATTAGATAAAAACAATTTTGAACAGAATCTAATTAAAGGCGCTAAGGATTGTTTTATTGGTAAGCGTGTAGCGGGGCTGGTTAATTTTAATGAAGTTGATGGCGTTACAATAACTTTCTTGCCATCTACACAATTTATCTATGATACCAAGATAGGCAATTCAAACATTATTACAAAGTTTGTTTGTTTTATCATTGTAAAGGATAGTGTTACATTGAGCGATAAGCGCATATTTAAGAAAAAGTATGAACTAGTTGACAATGTGGTATATCTAGAAGAAGTTTTATATGATGGTGCAGGCGTAGAGTTAGAAGTGGTTACAGAAAGACAGGAAATTTTATTACCTGTTATACCTGTTAGTATTTTTATTAATGATGGCTTGCTAGGCGATGAGAAAGGCGAATCAGAAATAGAAACGCTACAGGATGGAGAATCATGGTTTAGCAAGTTATCAAACGCAGATATTGACGCGCAAAGAAAAGGGATGAACCCTACAAAATACGTTGTTGATATGGATAGTAACAGTACAAAAAATTTATCAACAGGAGCGGGCGCTTTTTGGGATATGGGGTCAGACCAAAACTTGGACCAGCCCCACCCGCTTATAGGCATGTTAGAACCTAACATGAGTTATAGCGCTAGTCTAGATACTACATTGAAGCGTGTTAAAAAATCAGCCTATGAGCAAGTAGACATGCCCGATATTGAAGAATTGCAAGCGACTATAACAAGTGGTAAGGCGTTAAAAGCTATTTATTGGGGTTTGATTGTTAGATGTAAAGAAAAGATGAAAATGTGGTCGCCACAATTGAGAAATATGGTTGACATTATTATACAAGGGGCTATTATTTACCCGCATTGTATAGAAAAGTACGTTGATTATGAATTGATGAATGTACCTTATGAAATCAAAGTGGAGCAGAACATACCACTCCCCGAAGATGAAATAGAAGAAAAGAACATTGATTTATCAGAAGTTGAAAGTAAGACAATGAGCCGTAAAGCCTATATGAAGAAATGGAGAGGTTTAACGGATGATGAAGTCCAAGAAGAATTGGAACAGATAGCGAAAGAAAGACAGATGATAGAGGAAAGTTCTTTCATGGGTGCAGAAGATACAGAGCCTTACCCTACAGAAGTAAATAAGGACACTACAGGGCTAAATTAATAAAATTGATATAAATATACCTAAATTAGAAAGGGGGCGCTAGAATGGCAAATAAACTTGTTTTTAAGGACGCCGAAGAAGCAAAGAAAAGTATCATGGTGGAACAGCAAAAGGAAATTGCTAAACTATATGAAGATTGGGCGGATGACATAGCAAAACAAGCGGAGTATTATTCCCACAAGTTCAATTCTAGCGCCTATGTTTCTGAAAGGTATTACAAGCAGTTAAGAAGACAATTAAGGAAGACAAGTCGAGAGGTGAGCAATGAGATATATAATAAAATAAAAAGTAATATGTATCTTATTTCAGACGAGGTTGTGAAGAATAATGTAAAATGGTTAAAATCTTTTGGGTTTTCTGAGGAAGGCTTAAACGCTACTTTTAGTTATGTGCCTAAAGATACGGTTGATAGACTTGTTACAGGTCAGATATATAAGAGCGGTTGGAGTTTAAGCAAAAGAATTTGGGGAGACAATGAACAGACTTTAAAGGATATATACCAAGTAATGGCAAAAGGAATTGCCGAGCAAAAGCCTATTTATGATATTGCGAAGGATTTAGAAAGTTATGTTAGACCTAATGCGCGCTTGCCATGGAATTTACGCATGGCGGACGGAGTGCGAATATATAAAAAACAGGTTGACTATAACGCGCAGAGATTAGCGCGTACGCTAGTACAACATAGTTATCAGCAGAGTTTTGTATCAATAACGAAAGACAACCCGTTTATTTTGGATTATGTTTGGCGCGCAAATGGTAGCCGTGTATGCGAGTTATGTATGTCACGTGATGGCGTGCATTACAAAAAGGATGATTTGCCTTTAGACCATCCTAATGGTATGTGTGTAATGGAACCAAGCATAGATAAGGACATGAACGAAAAACTAGCGGATTGGTTTAACAGCCCCGATGGAACATACCCCGAGATAGACGAGTTCGCAAATAATTTTGGTTATGAAGCGAAGCCGATTAAGTCGGTAAAGGATTATTTAAGTAAATACGGCAATAGTACAAAATCAATGAACGCGTGGTATCAAGGCATGACGCATATTCAAAAGGCAGAAGCGAAGTATCTTAAACAACAGGAAGGCTTGACGTGGCAAGAATGGTATGATAAGCATATATACAACGGCAAGGATAAGCAGATTAAGGAATATCAAAAGAGATATTTAAATGCATATGGTTTTAATAAAAATAAAATGCCAAGTAATTTTGATGAATGGTTCAATAATTTAAAGTTTAATGATATTTTTGATATAGAACAGATAATGAGCGCTAAAGGTAGTTATGATGATTATGTGAAGGCGTCAGAAGCGTTTTATAAAGAGTATCTAGAGAATAAAACAGAAAAGGCAACTGCTAAAAAGGTGGTAAAAGAAGCCGTAAAAGAAACAGCGAAGAAATTGCCTAAAGCGGAGTAAGAATTTACACGGGTGATAGTTATAAGTTAATGAATGCTTATTTAAGAGGTCAAAAGACCGCGGATGAAGTAGGCGAAAGAATTATAAATAGTATTGATATGTGCGCGAGTGCGCTGGAGAAAGCAAGCACTACAAGGGATATGATAGTAAGGCGTGGGGATGATTATAACATGCTTGAAGAATTAGGCGTTGATTTCTCGGAAGCGAATTTGGAAAATATCAAAGGGTCACCGTTAACCGCTAAAACCTTCTTTTCAGCGTCACCCGACCCCCGTGGCGGTTTTGATAAATCTATAGAGTATATTGTTAAAGTACCTAAAGGGTCACAAGCGATGTATGTAGACAGCATTTCTATAAACGAGGGCGAAAAAGAATTATTAATAAATCGTGGTGGTAGATACATACTTGAGGATGTAGAATATTATGACGATAACAAGACACCTAAAAAGATATATATGACATTGATTAATCTACAAAGTAAAGCGTAATTTATAAATTGTTTGATTAGTGCTATAATGTATTTGAAAGAAAAGGAAAAGGAGAATGTCAAGATGGTTAGAAAGAATGAAACAAAATTAAACAGTATGAATGATAAATTCACAAAAGACCCTTTAAAAATGGAGCGTATCACAAATAACGATTTAATCTGTAGAGATTGTAAATTTAAGTTTGATGATACAGAAAAACCGTGTAATACTTCTAAATGTGCTAAATTTAACCGCATAAAGCCTAACGAGGTATTAGACGGTAAATATTGCCTACAGTATGAAAGAGCCCCTAAAACGCAAAATGGCAAATAGAGCATATAGGCGATAACTAAAGCAATCGAAAACAAATACGATTGAAAATGCGGTTGAAAATAATCAAAAATAAATTAAATAAATTAAATAAAAGTGTTTACAAATTTTGTATAAATATGGTAAAATACAATAGAGTGGTTAAGTATACAAGTTTTGAAGAAAAGGGTTAAGTATACAAGTTTTGAAGAAAAGAAGGTAAAAAGAAAATGAGTGAAAAGGAATTAAAAAAAATCAAGCCGTTACTGGTTAGATGTACAAATTGCAATGAACAATTTGAACTAACAACTAATTTGATAGGTGCGAATGGTATTAATCACAAAGTAGAATTTACCTATAAAGAAGAAGGCAAAGAGGATAAGAAATTATATTTAACTTATTATGTTTGTCCTAAGTGCGGTAAAAAGTATTTTGTACAGATTGATGATGAAATATCATTTAGAGCATTTAAAACCATTGCAAAGAATTTTATTAAATTAGCGAGATTAAAACAGAGCGGTAAAGTTACAAGAAAACAGCAGCTGAAATTTAATAAACAGCGCAGAAATTTAGAAGCATATAGAAATAAATTAAAAACCTATTATGTAGGTAAAACCGTATATGATAAAAGAACGGATGAAAACTTTATTTTAGTGTTAAGTATTTAAATTAAATTGCGAGAGAGGTATTCAAGATGAATAAAGAAAAATTAAATAAATTTATCATGTTAGTTAGATGTGATGAATGCAAAAGCGAATTTGAATTGTATAAAGACGATTTAAAGAAAACTATTGTAAATTTAGACGGTGTAAATGTGCATTTAGTTTATTTTATGTGCCCAAAGTGTAAAAAGATTTATCGTGTATCAATTCAAGACAGAAATTATTATAAGTTTGCGCATGATTTAGAAAAGGCAAAAAGAAAGTTGCGCAACTATAAAGGCAATGACAGCGTAGTAATCAATAAGTTATGCGCTAAAGCACTAGAGAAAAAGAAGATTTTAGAAAAGTACGTTGATTTAGTAAACGATACTTACAACGGGACGTTTGAGTTCGTAGCGTCAGAAAACAATTATGACGGTTATAAAATTATCTACCATGGGAGCAAAAAAAAACATGGATTAAATAAAGGAGAATAAAAACATGAAAGACGATGAATTAAACAATATTGTTGAAGACGGAGACGGTGCAGAAGGCGCAGACAACGGGCAGAATACCGATAATCATGACGATGATAACAACGGTACAAATGCAAGTAATACAGATGATAACAAAGGCGGAAATAAAGGCGGTAAATTATTCACACAAAAAGGCGGTAAATTATTCACACAAAAAGAAGTAAATAGATTTACCGCAAGAGAAAAAGAGCAGGGCAGAAATTCAGTCTATAAGGCTTTAGGCTTAGACCCTAAAGATAAAAAGACTATTGAAGCGGTTAAATCTTTTGTTGAAAGTCAGAAGACAGAAGAACAGAAGAACGCAGAGCGTGAAGCAGAAAGCAACACTAAATTATTAGAATTAGAACAGCGCGCAATGTTAGCAGAAGCAAAAGCCGAAGTAATGGCGCTAGGTGTCAAAGGTCAGTTTGTGGATGATGCCGTAACGCTAGCACTTGCAAAATTAAATGATGATAATGATTTAAAAACAGTTATTTCAAGTTTTAAGGATAAGTACCCAATCTGGTTTAAACCGAGTGAAGAGGATAAAGGTTCAGTAGGTCAGCGCGGTACAGGTTCAAGCGTTAACAACTCTAAGGAGACTAACGATGGCAAGCACAAAACAGGTTTAGGCGCTAGACTTGCAACGCAGAGACGCGGGAAACACAAAAAATCATCATATTGGGGAAATTAAAACAAATGTTTATTTGAGAGGAGATTAGATTATGTTAAATAAAAGCGGTATTATTAAAGAAGATTATGCAACACCTAAACAGATTTTAGCAGACCCAAGCCTACAGTTTAGCGTTGGTTGTCTAGTTCCAGCAGACATCAAAAACACTAAAGCAGGAACACCAATCTATGTAGATTTAAGTAACATTAATGTTGCTTGTAAGAAAGTGGATAATACAGCAACTTTTGCAAATGCGGTATTATTACATGATGTAGATGTATCAAACGGTCAGACAAATGGAACAGCGTTAATTTTTGGTTTCGTTGATTTAAGCAAGGTTGATACAACAACGCAGGGATTATTAAAAACAGCATTATCTACCGATGGTGCTACTAAATTAATTACACTAGTTAATCATAACGATTAAAAGAAAGGAGATAAGATACAATGACAATTTTCGATTTAATGAGTTCACAAGAACTAACAGCATATTGGGAAGAATTAACAGCAGACGAAGCACCTTACCCATGTGAAGAACTTTTCCCCGATGATAAAAAGCGCGGTTTAGATTTAAAATGGATTAAAGGTTCAAAAGGATTACCGATTACACTAAAAGCAAGTGCTTTTGATGCTAACGCAGTGCCAAGAGCGCGTATTGGTTTTACACGCTTAACAGCGCAGATGCCTTATTTTAAAGAATCAATGTATATTGATGAAGAATTAAGACAGGAATTAAACATGGTTTTAGAAACAGGAAACCAAGCGTATATCGATAGCGTTATGAATAAGATTTTTGACGATGAAACATCATTATTAAGAGGTGCTAAAGCGGCAAGAGAAAGAATGCGCATGATGGCGCTAACGACAGGTGTTATTTCTATGACTTCTAACGGTCAGAATTTTAGTTTTGATTATGGTGTTACACACAAGGGAAACGTAGCGGTTAAGTGGTCAGATACAGCAACATCAGACCCAATCGAAGATATTAGGGTAGCAAAGGAAAAAATTCAAGATGAAACAGGCGCAGTTATTACACGCGCTATGTGTGATGGCAAGACATGGAGAAATTTAAGAAATTCAGAAACAGTTAAGAAGGCTATTTTTGTTTTAAGTAATGGCGCGGGCGCTGTATCAGATAAACAGTTGAGACAGTATTTAATGGATGAATTAGAAATTGAAGTATTAGTTAATGATAAAAGATACGTTGACGAAAAAGGAACAACTACTAAGTTTATGCCTACAGGTACTTTCGTTTTATTCCCAAGCGGTGATTTAGGTAAAACATGGTTTGGTACAACACCAGCCGAAAGCGACCTAATGGGCGGTTCAGTGGCTAACGTATCAATTACAGATACAGGCGTAGCCGTTACATCGGTACAGAAAACAGACCCCGTCAATGTTGAAACTATTGTTTCTATGATTTGTCTACCTTCTTTCGAAACAGCCGATCAGGTGTATATTTTGGACACTGAAAAAGTTGCCTAGTAAAGGGGTGTTAATAAATGGTTAAGATTACAAATTTTGTTAACACTTTTGAAGTAACGCAAGGCGCGTATGATGATATTTTTAAAAAACAGGGTTTTGAGTTAGTGGAAGAAACCCCAAGAAAGAAAAAGAAAGCAACAGTTGAAGAAACTAAAAGGACAAATGAAGAAGCGTATATTGAGGAATTAATGGAAAAGCCTATTTCTCAATGGAATAAAGAAGAAGTGAAGACATATGCTTCTTTAAAAAACATTGATATTTCTAATACTAAGAATATTGGTGAAGCAAGAAACATTATTAAACAGTCAATTGACAAAGAATAATTAAGTTAAATTATATTATTGAGAGGTGAACCACATGACAGATATTGAAATTATCAAAAAAGAAACAAGAGAAGCGCAAGCGCCTTACTTTGATGATGATGACTTTAGTTATTATTTACAAAAGAATAATGGTGATGTTAATGCTACTATTTATGAAATGTTGATAATTAAATCAGAAGATAGCACTATATCTGTTAGTGGTTTATCTACTAGTGATACATCATCATATTTTAAAAGATTGGCGTCAAGATATAGAAGATATAACAGCGGTATTTTATCAGACGATTAAAGAGGTATGCGGTATGATCAATACAAAATTTGAAGCGTACAAGTTAAGACGTGAATTAAAGCGTAGCGGTAAGATTTATAAAATTGAGCGCTATGGTGTGAATGGGTATGGTGAGCCTGTTAAAAATGCTACTAGTAAAGTAGGCGAGTTCAAAGGCTTGTATCATGAACAAAATGGATATATGCAAATATCAACAACAGACACAACGCAAATTATATCTAAAAAGATACCTATGATTATGTGTCTATTTGAGGATATTAAAAAATTAAATTTAAAAGTAGATGATGTCATAATGATAGGCGAGCAGGACGAAAACATTGATTTTACAGAACATAGAGTAACAGGTGTTACAAATATACAAAATTGGGGTATAATTGCCGATATATCTTTAGAGCCTGTAGAAAAGATTAATAATCCTTTTGGCAGGTGATATTATGGCAATAAAGATTGAGTATGATAAATCTAAGTTAAAAAAGAATTTAGATGTTATGAGCGTAAAATTAGGGGCGCTAGTATTAATGTACGCGTCCACAAAGGCTAGTTTGTTAGAAAGTGAAATGAAAACCAATAGACCATGGACGGATAGAACGGGAATGGCAAAAGCAACGCTAAGAGCGCGAGTGTCACAACCTAACAGTGATACAATACGTATCACATTATCACATGGCGTAGAGTATGGTAAATGGCTAGAATTAGCGCATGAAAAGAACTATGCAATTATAGCGCCAACAATCAAGAAAGAAGCCCCAAGGGTTGTAGAAGATTTAAATAACATTTTAGATAAAATTAAATTATAAACGAAAGGTGGTGAGACTGTATGGATAATATGTCACATTATGAATATATTACAAAAAGCAATTCGATTTGGAAAGACATATATAACAATCTAAAAGATTGGTATAAAGGAGAAGTATCTATTTACCCCGCTGGTATTAAAACGGGTGAATGTATAATGCCTTATATCGTTGTTGCATATGGCGGTGGTTCTAAGTTATCAAGTTTTAGTACAGTATGCGATTATTATACATTGATGTTATATGTACCTAAACAGGAATACAGTCTTTTAGAGCCTTTTATTGCAGATACTAAAGATGGAATGAAAAGGCTAAAGCCTAAAGTACTACCTACACATGAGCAGACTTCTAGTTTTTACGATGATGAAGTGAAGGCGCATATGGTTAGTTTAACCTACAAAAATTATAAAAAGTTATAAATACTTAGTTGAGATATATTAAATTAATTTAGTTAGAAAGGAGTTATAAATTATGGGTGGAAATGTTAAAAAATCGAAAGCAGAAATTGCTACTATTGATTGTAGTTTAGTAACTATTGAGACTACAAGCGGGGAGTTTGGTCTTGATACAGCAAACAAAATTGAAGTAGAACCGCAGATTGAAGAAGAAGATGCCGTTAAATTAGTTGTAAAGGGTATCTTAAGAGCGCAGAAGCCTAAAACTTCTACTATTACAGGTAATGAAATTACATTGACGGATAACGTATTCAACCCCGAACTAGTTGTAGTTTTACAGGGTGGTAAGATTACATATGATGGTTCAGAAACATCAAAAGTAACAGGATATACACCACCTGTGGCGGGTTCAAGTGATAAAGGTACAGTGTTTAAATTAAACGTCTACACAGCGCAGTACGATGCCAGCGGGCAGATTGTGCAGTATGAAAAGATTACATACCCTAATTGTCAAGGAACACCCGTCGCTTTTGGGTCAGAAGATGGAGCGTTTAGAGCGCCCGAGTATACAATCAATTCAGCACCTAAAAATGGCGAAGCACCTTACACAATTACATATGTACCAACACTACCAACGTTAACAGAGTAGTGGTGTTATAAATTAAATTAAAACAAGTTACGAGAGGATAGATAGATATGAAAGAATATAGAAACGAAAATATAAACTATAACGGAAGAGGCGGAAATTTTGAAAGTAATGACACAACTAACGATTTCTACAAGACTGAAAGATATGATACTATGAGCAATGAACGCACTATGTCAAAAGAATATGATACCATGAGAATGCCTACATCAGATACTCATGTAAAGCCTGTTAATTGTGATGAAACAATGACTATTACAAGTCTATCAGATTTACATAGTTATTCTAATGGTACTATTGTACGTTTTCCCGATTTTGCAGAGGGTCAGCCTTTTGTTGCAAGAGTTAAAAGACCATCCATGTTAATGCTAGCAAAAATGGGCAAAATTCCAAACGCATTGTTAAATTCAGCAACGCAGTTATTCACAAAAGGCGGTAGCGGTATGGATACCAAAAACGGAAAAACATTATCAGATATTTACGATATTTGTGAGGTAATTGTTAAGGCTTCTTTAGTTCAGCCTACTTATGATGAGATTATTGATAGTGGTATGACATTATCAGACGACCAAGTAATGGCAATTTTCAATTATACACAAAGCGGAGTTAAGGCTTTAGAAAACTTTCGTAGCGAGCAAGAAGATTTTAAACGTGCTAGGGTTGGCTAACATCTACAAGTGCCGACCAAGCACGCTTTTAGACATTTCAGACCCGTACACTAGTTTTTGTTTTGATGAAGCATGTGCATATATCATACAGAAATTAGAGGACGGAGAAGAACCAATTTTTAAGGCAAAGTATAGTTCTTTTAAAGATTTATACGCGCAGTATGAAAATTAAATAAAATTAATTTATTTGTGAAAAGGGGTGAGAGTGTGGCGATAGACGTAGGTTCAGCGGTTGGACATTTAGACCTTGATATAAACGGTTTTTTAAAAAGTTTAAAGACAGCGCAAAACGAAGCAGAGGACACTACAAAAAGAATATCTAGCACGATAGGCGGACATTTGCAGAGTGCGGGTAAGAATCTAGAGACAGTCGGGTCAACTCTTACTAAGACAGTTACAGCGCCTATTATTGGATTAGGCGGTTTAGTTGTAAAAACTAGCTCCACTTTTGAAAGTGCTATGTCACGTGTGCAGGCGGTCAGCGGTGCAAGCGGTAGCGAATTACAGAAGTTAAACAAGAAAGCCCAAGAATTAGGCGCAACTACTGCATGGTCAGCAAGTGAAGTTGCGGACGGTATGACAGAGATGGCAAAGGCTGGTTGGAGTGCAAGCGATATTATTGATGGTATGGCGGGCGTTTTAAATTCCGCGAGTGCGAGCGGGGAAGATTTAGCGCAGGTATCAACAATAGTTGCGGATGCTATAACAGGCTTTGGGCTAAAAGCAAAAGACGCATCACGAGTAGCCGACCTGTTAACGCAGTCAGCAAACGCGGGAACTATTGACATTACAGATTTAGGGGAATCATTCAAATATATTTCGCCAATTGCTAAAACAATGGGGTTTAGTATTGAAGATGTAACAACGGCTATTTCTGCTATGTCTATGTCGGGTATTAAAGGTTCGCAAGCGGGAACGGCTTTACGTACTATGTTTGCGAGAATGGTTAAACCGACAGATGATGTTAAGAGTGCTATGGATGAATTAGGTATAAAACTTACTAATTCAGACGGCTCATTTAAAAGTTTAAATACAATTGTTTCAGAAATGCGCGGAAGTTTTAGCGGTATGACAGACGAACAAAAAACCTATTATGCCACTGTTTTGGCAGGACAGGAAGGTATGAGCGGTTTGTTAAGTCTGTTAAGTTTATCACAAGGCGAATATGACAAATTAGCCGACAGCATGAACAATTGTAAAGGCGTAGCGGAAGACACCGCAAAAACAATGCTTGATAATTTTGGCGGGCAGTTAACAATTCTTAAGAGTTCGTTGGAAGGTGTCGCGATACAGTTTGGCGAGGTGCTTTTACCTTATTTTAAAAATTTTGTTGATTGGGTTCAAAAAGCTGTGTTGAAATTACAATCGATGACAAAAGAGCAGAAAGAACAGATAGTAAAATGGGCTATGTTTGCGGGTGCAATCGGTCCGACATTGCTTATTTTTGGTAAGTTAACGTCTACTATTGGTAAATTAATGTCAGCGTTTGGAGCAGTTCCAAAAGTTATTGGTACAGTACAAAAAGATTTTAAACTATTACAGTTAGGTATTACACATATACAGGAAGGGTTTGCGTTATCTAAAGCGGGGTTCAGCGGATTAGGTAAAGAAGCGTCGGTTTTAGGTTCGTTCTTAGGTGGATTAAGCGCCCCAATGATTGCAAGTGCGGTTGCGGTCGGGGTACTAGTTACAGCGTTTATGACACTATGGAAAACTAACGAACAATTTAGAAATAACATGACGGCAACCTTTAAAGAGATAACCGCAAGTTTTAGTGCATTTTTTAGCGGTATTTCCGAAAGGTTCAGCGCTTTAGGCATTAGTCTAGAATCAATCGTAAATGTGATAAAATCTGTGTGGCTAGGTTTTTGTAACTTGTTAGCACCGATTTTCGAGAGTGCATTTAGTCAAGTAAGTACAGTTATTAATACAGTATTAAATGTTATTTTAGGTATTGTAGATGTGTTTATAGGCGTATTTACAGGCAATTGGACACAGGCGTGGAATGGCGTAAAAGAGATATTTAGTTCAGTTTGGGAAGGAATTAAATCATCATTTAGTAATGTTGGTTCATTATTGGGTGGTGTAGCAAATTCAATATTAAGTTGGTTTGGTACTTCTCTAAGCGGTATATGGAGCAGTATAACAGGGTTCTTTACTAGTATGGGCAGTTCAATAGTCAACGCGGTTTCTAGTTTTGCAATTAATGTTGTAAATAAAGGCAAAGAGATGGCTGTTAATTTTGCAAATGCGGTTGTTACATTCTTTACAGACCTACCTTATAAAATCGGTTATTTCTTGGGCTATACTCTTACAACTATAGCGGTGTGGACGGTCAGCATGGTAAACAGTGCGCGAGAAATGGGAACTAATTTTATTAATGCGGTTGTTACATTTTTTGGAAACTTGCCAGCAAACGTTATGAACTTTTTAACTAGTGCCTACAACACGGTTAGACAATGGGATATAAACATGGTTAACAGTGCAAGACAGGTTGGTATTAATTTTGTAAACAATGTTGTTAATTTTATTAGACAATTACCAAGCAATGTGTCAAGATGGTTTAATAACACAATAAACAGCGCAAGAAATTTTGTGATAGGATTAGGCGCTAAAGGTCGAGAGGCGGGGCAAAGCCTATTGAACAATGTTGTTAATATCGCTAGAAGCATACCGTCAAAAATGTTAAGTATTGGCTCAGACATTGTTGAAGGTGTATGGAAAGGTATTATGTCAGCAAAAAATAAATTTGTTTCTAACGTTAAAGGCTTCTTTAAAGGAATTGTCGATGGTGCTAAGAGTGCTTTAGGTATTCACTCCCCATCTACAGTTTTTGCCAACGAGATAGGTGTATATTTACCGCCGGGCGTTGCAAACGGTTTTAAATCAGCGATGCCTGCAATGCTAAGAAATATACAAGGTATGTTGAATAAAGGCGTTGACAGTTTAAGTGCAAACGATATAACTGTAAGTATGATTGGTTCAGTTGGTGACTTCTCAAGTGCCGTTAAATCAATATATAACGATATAGCGGTGTGGTTTGATAGTATTGATACTAGAATAGGTAAATCAGTTGATAACATGCTTAAATCGTTAAATACGCTTATTCAGACGGGTAATCTATTTATTAATTCAGATGGTTCAGTTGGCTATGTAGGCTATAACGGTTTTGATAGAAACAACAATTCAAGCGGATATGTTGACGTTAAAAAACCAAAAGGAGACAATGGAAACGGTGATACATTTATCTTTAATAGTCCAAAACCAATAGACGAGATAGAAGCATCAAGACAGATGAAGAAGACAAAACAGGAATTAGCAGAAGGCTTTTAAATAAAGGGGGTTAGTTGAATGGTTGAAGATATTATATTGCAGAATATAACAACTAGTGATAAAATTGAAATGAGCATGACGGCAACCCCCGATTATGTTTTAGAAAATGTTGATTGGGGAGCGATTGAAAGTACGCATCACTCTTACAAATATATAAACCAAAATGGCGTATATGTAACAAATACAGCGCTAGGAACTAGAACAGTGACTATTACAGGTTGGGTAATTGCCGATAATGATACAGTCATGACAGATAGAAAAAGAAAGTTAAACAGATTTATCAACCCGCAACAGGAAATTAAATTATTTTATAAGAGTTATACTATTAGTTTTCTACCTAATACAACTATTAAATATTCTACAACTAATGCAGATAATAACGAGGTTATTTGTAAATTCAAGATTGAAGGTTTATGCGCATATCCATTATTTAAGGATATTCAGACAACAGTTATATCAGCGTCGCAGATTGAGCCAACTTTTCATTTTCCTTTAGAAATTGAAAAATGGCGCGGAGCGGTGCGGACAGATAAAGGCGTTACTTTTGGCGTAAAGCAGAAAAATAGAATATTTAACGTAGTAAATAAAGGTGATGTGTCTACAGGTATGAAGATATTATTTAAAGCAAATGGCGCAGTAACAAACCCAAATATAACAAACATCAGAACACAAAGTTATTTTAAATTAAATAAAACCATGATAAACAAAGAAGAAATAATTGTTAATACTGTTATAGGCAGTAAAAAGATAACAGGCAAGCAGGATGGCAAAGAAGTAAATTATTTCAAATATCGTGATTTAAACAGCGATTGGTTACAATTAGATGTTGGCGATAATGTATTACAGTTTGACGCTGACGCGAATGTGCAGAATTTAGATGTGTATATTTATTTTAATGATAGTTATTTAGAGGTACAGGAATGTTATTAAATGGTCAAGTATCAATTAATATTTTCAAGGTTGACAATACAACTTTTGAATTGGTTGGGGAAGTAAATAACTTTAGTAGTTTGATGTGGTGCGACAAATACAACGGTTACGCTAGTTTTGAGATATGGGCGCCAATTACAGACGAAAACGCGGAACTATTCAAGAAAGGCTATTTTGTTTGGTGTGGCGGTGATACCGCGGGAATTATTGAGATAGTTAAAAGCGAGATGGACGAAGACGGAAACAAAACGTTTAATATAAAAGGTCGAACGCTAGAAGCAATTTTGACAACTAGGATTATATGGGGAACTTATACCGCTAGTAATAAGAATGTTTCTACTATCATGTATGAGATAGTCAGAAATAACTGTATAAATAATTCACAAACTAGCAGGAATATACCTTATTTAGAATGTGCGGGTGATAAGTTTTTAGGTGATAAAATATCACTACAAAAGACAGGCGATGAAGTCTATGACGCTATAACAGATGTAGCAAGCAGTGCAGATTTAGGTTATAACTTATTATTTAAACCACAAACAAAGAAGATAATTTTTGAAGTTGTTGAGGGCGTAGACAGAACGGCACATGTAACTACCGCAGAAGGTAGCGAAGTAGTAGAGTTTTCTACAGACCTTGAAGATATTTTATCTAGTTCATATTATTCCAATAATCAAGATGAAAAGAACGTGGCTTTTGTTCAAGGCGAAGGCGAAGGCGCAAACAGGGTTTCGATGGTATCGGGTGATAATGAGCTAATCGGGTTCGATAGAAAAGAATTATATGTTGACGCTAGAGATTTACAAAGCAACGGTACGGACGAGAACGGTAACGCCATAGAATTAACGCCTAATCAGTATAAACAAGTGTTATTGAATAGAGGAAATGACAAGTTATCAGAATGCATAACTACAGAAACTTTTGAAGCAAAGATACGCGTTTTAGGTGATGTGCAGTATAAATTTAATAATGATTATTTCAAAGGTGACAAAGTTATAATAAGGGATAATCAGTTAGGCGTTATGATTTCAGCAAGAATTACAGGGATAGAAGAAGACTTTGGAGAAGAATATAACTTAGTTTTGACTTTTGGATATTCATATCCAACTATTTTACAGAAAATAAAAAGAAAGTTATAAGATTAAATTAAATAGAAAAGGAGATGAATATACATGGAAAAATACGGTTTTTTCAATGCTGTAGCGACAGCGGATGGAAAATATGACAGGTCATATTTAGCCGAAGATTTTGCGGGCTATTTTTCTAGTTTTATCGTAAACGGTGTATTTAAGGAATTAGGCGATAAATTAGAGGTAACTGTTAATAGCGGTATGTCAATCAAGGTTAAGAGCGGGGTTGCATGGGTTAACGGCTACAGATATGAAAATGATAACGATTTAACTTTTACGCTGGAAAACGCGGATGGTACGTTATCACGTATTGATAGTGTTGTTGTTAGATTGGACATTACCAACCGAGAAATTAAGATACACGTTGAGAAAGGTAGTCTGTCAACATCACCAATTATACCAGCAATCACAAGAAATAACGATATTTATGAATTACAGTTGGCAACAGTTAGAGTTTCAGCAAATACGGCAATTTTGACGCAGTCAATGATTACAGATAAAAGAGCAGATAAAAACGTATGCGGATGGGTAACCGCGATTGGGTCACAACAAACATTACTTGATGAAATTCAATCACTACAGCAGATGGTTAGTTCTTTACAAAACACTATTAGTACAATGAACAGTGCAATGAAATGGAGCGCATGGATAACGTGTGGAAAAAACGGCTGCAACGTTGAATTATGGTATAGGTATAACGAATCATTGCAGTTAGTCGAATTAAAATGGGACGGAGTTGTAAATCAAATCATTGGTAATGATACAATGGGGTATATGTGGGAAGGTTTTCCGATTGATAAGTCACCAAAAATCAATATGTTTATTCCTGTTCAGACGCAGAGTTCCGATTTAACATTGAGGTTTTACCCTATCACAAATGATATCACAGCGAATCATTGGACATTGACGGCGATGCACGGAACGGTATCAACCGCTTACGTATGCGGTAGGTTTATCTATTCTTACAAAGATGCAGATTAAAAGTAAAGGGGTTATCATATGGACAGCACACCGATTACACGCGCAGAGCATGAGGAATTTTGCAAGAGAGTAGAAGCGGAAGACCACCGACAGAATGAGCGACTTGAGATTTTAGAGGAGCAGACAAGGCAGTTTACAGATTTAGTTTTATCAGTTCGAGAACTAGCGCAGAGCGTGAAGCAGTTAGCCGAGATACAGAAGGCGCAGGGCGAAAAATTGGACGAGTTAGAAAGCAGAGATGGCGAGATGTGGCGTAGAGTGTCGGGCTATGTAATCACAAGCGTTATTGGCTTAGTAGTAGGCTATCTATTCCACAAACTAGGGCTATAATGAAATTAAATTATATTATATATAGTGGTCAATGAAAGACCACTTCTTTAATTTTGAGGGTTGACAGATATATAATGAAGTGGTACAATGTATACAGAAAGGGGAAAGAGAAACCACCCCGATGAGTATTTGAAAATTAATACGAAACACCCGCTAAAAGGGTGTCGGTGGTAAGCACCACAAATATTAGAAAGAGAGGGTCATAAGAAATGACAGAAGAACAGAAAGAAAAGATTTTAAAAGCGGACGGTGTAAAGATTGCTGATAAAGTGCCTAATGAAGACTATAAAAGCACTACTAAAATTGATATGGCGCAGAAAATGCCGTATATCGAAAATGTGGCGAATGGTACTATTGTAGCGTTTAAGTTACCTAATGGAAAAGTAAAGAGCGCTATGGTTATGGCAAAGTCAAGCGCTAAGAGAAAATTAAAACTTGAAACGGAGTACGGAAAAACATTTATTGTTGATTTTAATGATGTGGTTTGGGTGAAAACAGGAAATAGATTCCCTAAAGGCGTATACGAAGCATTGAAAGGAAAAGGAGCGCATAGAGATGTTTGTAGAACAGAAGAAAAAGCCTAATTATACAAAGGAGCAGTTTATACCTTTTGTAAAAGAGTTCATTAATGAACAGAAGGAATTTAAAGAAAGACAGGAAAGATTTAATACAATCAAGCAGTTATTTTATAGTGACGCAGAGGAACTATTTAATTATGAAGGTATTGACAAATTAGTTATTGATAATGAAGATTTAGAAGGTAATGAATTAGTTGTTAATAAAATACAGAAAACATCTATAGTTTTCGATATTGATGCTTTAGAAAATAATCTATCTAAAGAAATGTGCAAAGATGTTATTGATAAAAGTTACACAATTACCGATATTAATAGATTGATTATTTATCTAAAAAGTTGCGGTGTAGACCCGAAGGTATTTAAGAGTTTTCTAAATGTCACTAAAACAGTTGATGAAAAGAAATTTGACAAGTTAGCCGATTTAGGTTTAATCAGAAAAGAACAATTTGAAGGGTGCTATACATTGAAGTGTAAAAAACCTTATTTCACTGTCAAAATGAAACGAGGTAAGCACGATGAGGAATCAAAAGAAACAGAAGCAATTACCGCAGGAAACGAGGAATAAAAAGAGCGGTGAAGAATTAGCGAAAGTGTTATGGTATTATAATTTAATACCTAACATAATAAGTTTAAAACAAAAAATAGTATGCCCTTTTCATGAGGACATGAACCCAAGTATGGTTATAGATTTAGAAGAAGGCTCATTTTATTGTTTTGGTTGCGGTTTATCGGGTGACGCGTTGGCGTTTGTTAAATTGATGGAAAATAAATACCATAATTTAAATGAATTACAGGCGTGTAGAAAGTTTGTGAAGATATTAAAATCAAACAAAGTAAGCAATATTAAATTAAATACCCCTAAAACTAAAAATAAGCCACTACAGAGACAGTTATACGATGAAGCCTATGACTATTATCACGGTTTGAAAAGAACCGCATGGGGCGCTTTAAATGCCGAAACAGAGCAAGAAGCCATACAAGCGCGCGAATATATGCATAAAAGAGGCTTTACAGACAAAACACTATTGAAAGCCAAAGCGAAAATAACATATCAACGTGATTATAGTTTAATTTTCCCCATGCTTGATAACGGTATTTTCAAAGGTTGGGTGTGCCGTACAATGATAAAAAAGATAGAGAACAGGAGGAAATATTTATATAACAAAGGGTTTAGCCGTGCTAATACTCTAGTTGGAAATTATGGCGCTAAACAATACGTGTTTGTTGTTGAGGGTTATATGGATATGCTGAAATTTATACAATATGGCGTAAATAATGTAGTTGCTATATTAGGTTGGAAAATGTCAGCGCAACAGATGCAGAAACTAAAAGATAAAGGGGTAACAAAAATAATTTGTGCACTTGATAATGATGAATGCGGTAGAAGGGGCTACAGATATTTGAAGAAGTATTTTGAAGTCACGCGCTTTAGATACCTAAAAGGTATAAAAGACGCGGGAGAAATGACAAAAGAGCAGTTTGAAAAATGTTTAAATAAAACAATGCAAGATTTTAGAAATAACAAATAAAATTAAGTTAAGGAGATATTAAGATTATGAGTTTAATTGATAAGATTAAGGCAGATGTTAAAAAAGGCGGACAGAATAAAAGAAAGTTTACGTACTTTAAAGAAGGACAGAAACAGCGTATTAGATTTCTACAGGATATGGACGAAGGGATGGAAATTCCATTCCATGATTCTTATGAGTTAGGTATCAATGTACCTTGTCAAGAATTGTTTGGTAAAGAATGCCCGTATTGTGATGATGAAAGTCTAAGAACACGTAACCAATATGTTTGGTCAGTGTACAATTATGAAGCAAAAGAAGTACAGTTATTTATGTATGCTGTTAATAACTGCACTCCGATTCCTGCATTAATGGCAATGTATGAAAATTATGGAACACTAACGGACAGGGATTATGTAATCAGCGTAACAGGAAAAGCGCAAAATAAAGTTTATTCAGTTGTGCCAATGGATAAGGTTAAATTTAGAAACACAAAAGCAAAACCCTATTCAAACAAAGCGGTATTACAGATGATTGATAAGGCTTACCCATGTGAAGAAACAGAAGACGAAGAAGAAGAGGATGAAGCCCCAAAAAGAAAGAAAAAGAAAGCAACAAAGAAGCCTGTCAAGAAAGTAGTTGAAGAACCCGAAGAAGAAGATGAAGACAGCAAAGATGAATGGGAAGAAGAAGAAAGCGAAAACGATTATTCTAGCATGACGCCATTAAAATTATATAAATTATGTAAAGAAAAAGAAATTGAAGCGGAGAAAAAGAAACCCGCAAAATATTATATTAATCTATTAGAAGAATATGACAACGCCCAAGAAGATTGGGGCGAAGAAGAAGAAGATGACAGCGAAGATGAATGGGAAGAAGAAGACGAGTGAACAAAGCGAAAATAAATGTACTTGTAAATGCGCACAAGATACTACTTTAGAAAAATTATATAATGCGCAGTTATTAAATCAAAGATTGTTATTTATTAAAGGTGCATATGATGATTTTAAACAGGACGCTACCAAAGCGGTGCCGTGCGATGATATTAGCCTATCAAGTTATCACATACAGCAGTTAATGTCAGAAATTGGTGAGGTATTGGAATGCGATAAAAGATGGAAAAACTACCGTAATGATAAATTTGATAAAGACGCTAAACTTGAAGAATTAGCAGACTGTTTTATAGAATTATTAAATATTGTTATGTTTTCTAATTTCAGCGCTAAAGAATTATCACAAGCAATTGAAAATAAAATTGAGATTGTAAAAGGGCGCATAATTAAATTAAATAAACAATAGGCGCGTAACTAAATTAAATAAACGATAATTAAATGGGGGTTGAAAAACCCCCTATAATTGTATATAATAGAGATAGACAAAAGAAAAAGAAAGAAAAGAGGTATTTTTTTATATGGACTATGTGAACCATCCTTGTCATTATGATACAGGAAAATTCGAGTGTATAGAAGTAATGCAAGAAACACAAGGAATAGAAGCGGTTAAAAGTTTTTGTATTTGTAATGCTTTTAAATATCTATACCGTCACGCTAACAAGAACGGGTTAGAGGATATTAAGAAAGCGCAATGGTATTTGAGTAAGTATATAGAATTATCAGAAAAAGAAGGTGCTAAACATGATTGATTTACATAGACATGATGAGTATTCTACTTTTGATGGTTTTGGAAAGCCCGAGGAATTGGCGGAGTTAGCGAAAGAATTAGGCTATACATCTTTAGGTATTTCAAACCATGGTAATACAAATGGATTAGTTAAGCATTATTATGCTTGTAAAGAAAACGGGATAAAGCCTGTTATGGGATGTGAGGGATATTTTTTACCTGTCTATAAGCCACAAACAAGGGGCTATCATTTATGTTTGTTTGCCAAAAACCAAAAAGGGTACACTAATTTAAATACTATACAATTCGAGGGTGAAAAAATTAAATATTACAACCCTATTTGGACATTTAAACTATTAGAAAAGTATCATAATGGTTTGATATGTACTAGTGCTTGTGTTGCTGGTTATTTAGCGCAGTGTATCATTAATGACAAAATGAAACAGGCTGAAAAATATCTAAAAAAAATGGTTAGTGTTTTTGGCGATGATTTCTATATTGAGGTACAGCCTTATAAGATTACAGACGAGGGCGTACAAGAAAAAGTAAATGTACAATCAATCATGCTTGCGAAAAAGTTAGGTATCAAGTTAATTTTAACGTCAGATAGTCATAGGGGGCGCAAAGAGGATTTTGATACTTATATGAAAATGCATGAGATAGCGAAGCATGATTTTATGGACGTAGAAGCAACTTATAAAGAACGTTATATGCCAACCGAAAAGGAGATAATGAAACGCTTTTATAAAATGCATGTAAAAGATTTTGGCGAGAAAGAAACAAAAGCACTTGCAAAAGAAATGGTTAAAAATTTAGAGGAAATAGAAAATAAAGTAAGTGATGATATTTTGGACACGCTAGAGCAGAAACTACCGCAGTTTGATGAAAATTATGATTCTATGAAACTGTTAAAGAAGAAAATTAAAGAAGGCTTGAAAGAGCGCAGAAAATGGACGAAAACATATATTGATAGAATTAAAGAAGAACTAGAAGTAATTAAGTATCATGGTTTTGAAAACTATTTTTTGATGGTGCAGGATTACACAAACTATGCGAAGAAGGTAGGTATAAAAGTAGGTCCAGGGCGTGGCAGTGGTTGTAACTGTTTGGTAAACTATGCGTTGCATATTACAGATGTAGACCCTGTTTTATTCGATTTAGATTTTAGAAGGTTTCTAAGAATTGATAAAAAGAAAATGCCCGATATTGATTTAGATTTTGAAACATCACGAAGATACGAAGTAATAGACTACCTTGTAAAAAAATACCCGCATCATGCTTCACAAATTTGTTCATACGGTTTGTACAGGGTTGATAATCTTTTGAATGATTTATCTAAGGTTTGCGGTAATTTAGCGGAAAATAAAGAAGAACTAAAACAAATTAAAGTGTTTATAAATAAGCATATTGCAGATGGTAATATCAACATGGACGCTATTATTAATTCTAAAGAAGCGGAATTATGGAATGCACAATATGATAATGTTATAAAACATTTCAGTAAGTTGTATAATAAAGTCCGTTTTATTGGAACTCATGCGGCTGGCGTTGCTATAACAGGTAATAATATATTACAGTATACCGCAATCAGAATTGACAGCAAGACGGGAAAGTATTTCACAAACTATGATTTAAATGATATGGAAAAAATCAATGTAATCAAGTTTGATATTCTAGGGCTTACAACAATGTCAAGTCTAGGGGAACTGAGAAAGTTAACAGGTCATGATGGTTTTGATGAAAATATAGCGAAAGACAAAAAGGTACTTGAAGCGTTTAGCCGTGGTGATTGTGATGGGGTGTTTCAGTTTGAAAAAAGAACGGCTCATAATATTCTACAGCAAATAAACGTAGATAGTTTTGACGATATTGTGGCATGTAACTCATTAAACCGACCAGGCCCACTTTCTTTAAAAATGCAAGATGTTTACGCTTTGAATAAACAGGATAGCAGTAATATAGATGATACGCTACCATATGCTAAGTATTTAGAAAAGACATACGGATGCGTATTGTACCAAGAGCAGGTACAGGCTATAGCCGTAAATATCGGTGGCTTAGAATGGACAGAAGCAGATAAGATTATTAAAATGCAACGTGGCGGTACAGAGAAGGCTATACAGGCGTTTAAAGAAAACTATGATAACTACCTTAAGAAGTTTGAGAAAGGCGCTCAGAAGCACGGTATGAGCCGTTTACAGGCAAGAGATATTTTTGATAAGTTTTTCAATTATGCTTTTAATAAAGGTCATGCGACAGGATATAGCCTTATATCTTTAGAAGAAATGTATTATAAAGTATATTATCCTTTAGAATTTTGGTATGTGAAAATGAAGTATACCAAAGAGGATGGCAAAATAGCCAAGTTTAAAGAAAAGGCAGTAAAAGACGGGGCGCTTTTGTTTTTACCACACGTTAACTATTCAGCTGATTTTACGCTTAGAAAAGTGGATGGCGAAAGAGTTATTCAAGAGGGGCTAAGTTCGATTAAGGGTGTAGGTGAAAAGGCGTCACTTGAGATTGAAGCAGAAAGAAAAGCGCATGGAATATTCACAAGTTACGATAACTTTTACGATAGGTGCAAAAGTAGGGTTGTTACAACTAGAGTAATTAATATATTAAAAGAGCAAGGAGCGCTTGAGTTTGACAAGAAGACATATATTAAAAGGGTAGTTAAGTATAATAGTTCTTTATATGCGCGTGCTTTAAGGGATTAATACAAAGGATAGTTTATACGTCAAGGAGTTTGAAAACGCGGGGCATTGGGTTATTTATTCACATGCAAGCGAAGGTGAAGACTTCTTTAAGATGAAACCGCCTAAATGTGATTATATCATTTCAGATCCACCGTACAGCATTAAAACAGAAGTGTTACAAAGACTATTTAAATTAAATATACCGTTTGCAACGCTGGTTGGTGTTGTCGGGCTTTTTGAAAGTCAGCGAAGATTTATAAGTAAATAGAGGAGATGTTACAATGGCAAAAACAAATAAAAAAGCAATTATAGCGTTATGTAATAGTATCAATAAGAAAGAGGGGGAAGGTTCTATTTATTCGATAGGTTCAAAAAATGCGAACTTGAAAATCAATAGATGGTCAACAGGTATTGAAGACTTAGACGCTATTATTGGCGGTGGAATACCCGAGGGCAGAATAATAGAAATATTTGGGGCAGAAGCTAGTGGTAAGACAACATTGTTATATCATTTATGCGGTTTACATGAATTATGTTTAGACATTCCAATAGAAGGAACTTTCGACGCAGAACGAGCAAAGGTTTTTGGTAATAAGCGAAAACAGATGTTAATTTATAGAGCAAAGTACGGAGAGGACGCGCTAAACAAAACAATCAAGTTTGCAAAGGCTGGTATACCTTTAATAGGCATTGACAGCGTGCCAAGCATGATACCAAAAGAGGACGCTGAAAAGGTTTTGAAATCAGCCGAGAAAGACAGCATAGAGGAACAGCGCATAGGCGGAACAGCCCGTTTATTAAATAAGTATTTACCAACTATAGAAGAAATTATAGAGGTAACAGGTACAACAGTTATATTTATAAACCAAGTACGAGATAAGATGAACGCTATGCTTTTTGGTGAAAAGACAGACACGCCAGGCGGTAGAAAATTAAAACACGCCTGTAGTTTACGTATACAGGTTGCAAGGCGTGCATGGATTGAGATACCTAACAAAGACCCAAGAAACAGCGCCAAGACTGAAAAGATAGGTTTGATTATGAAATGTAAGGCTGTAAAATCAAAAGTAAGTAACCCGATGGGTGAATGTGAAATACCTTTAATTTTTGATAGGGGTTTTGTTAGTTTTGACGAAGTGCCAAGCATACGTAAAGAAATCATGAAGCATAGAGCGCAACAGTTTAGCAAGAGAGTACCAAAAGAGTTTGCAGACGAAGAAAGCGAAGAAGATTAAGATTAAAATTAAAAACAAATTAAATAAAAATTGGAAATCAAAGTATATCTATTTATTAATTGTATTGGGTATACTTTGGTTTATCCTTGATACAATAGAATACATACAGCAACATAAGCATTAATAAAATAAAAAAATGCTTTACAAAGTATTAGAAATGTGGTAGTATTAAATCAGAAAGAAGAAGTAAAAACAAATTAAATTAAAAGGAGACATAAG